GATACCATAATATCTACCTGGATTGATTCACCGGGTGCTCCTTTGATAGGATATAGTACCGAGATGATCTCTCCTGAATTGTAGAATCTTTTACCGGCATACCTCTCGCTTTTAAAAGGCATAATCAAGGAATCGGGCATCTTTGATACCGTATCGATGATCGCCTGCTTGGCTACTTTCTTATCATCATACTCAAAGGTAGCGATAATGTCTAGGTCACCAAAGTCAGGCTTTGAACCTGCTTTCACGCTCCCGGAAAGACTGGAGACTTTATAGCCGGGGATCTTACTGAGTACCTTCTCAGTAAAATCGTTGAACGTATCCTGGACGTTCTGTCTCTTGATTCTATTTCCTCCTGCTACACCGCTCATTTAATCTGGTACTTTATAAGATTTGAATCCTCGGGTAAAAATTTACCCTTTAGCTGTAACCTCTCCTGGCTGGCAATCCAGTAATCCTGAAGATCTTCCGGGATATCGGCCCGGGTGCTGTCAAGTATCTTAAGGTAGATGTCGTAGACTCTGTTCAGGTCCTGCTCACTTAAGTTCTTCTTAAGGGATTCAATGATGCTAAAATAGTTCTCTAATATCTCATTGCTGAAATCAGCGCCGTAGAGTTTGTTTAGTAGCTCGATGGCCTGGGCAGGAGTTTTAGCTTCTACTTCCTGGGTGTCTTTGTTCTTAACTCCGTAGTTATGGGAGAAGATATATCCTTTGTTAGCAAATAAAGCTACCAGGAGCTGGGTCCTATGCAGGCCCTTAACGTTACCGGAGTAAACGCTAGAGTAATAAGCGAACTTAAGCCAGTCTATATCTCCTACGTTTATATCAATCTGAACGTTTTTCTCTAACTGCTCTCCTGCCTCATTAAACTGAGGGGCTTGGAGGAATAGCGCTCCTGCGGAAGATCCTTTTACATCAACAGCAAGGTTGGTATCAGACTCTTGGATTTTTTCGGCAATAGCTACGATCACAGCTCTTTTCATAAGCTGGTCTTCAGAGGCTGTCCTAGATCTCTTTTTAAAAAGTTCAAAGAGTTCCTGGACGTGCTTCTGATCTAACCCCCAGTCCTGGATCTTATCAAAGCTTTGGTCTGAGATCGCTAAATCGATATCTCCAGATACCTCTTTCTTGCCGGCAGAGCCTAGGGTCTGCATCTGCCTGAAGTGCGGTTCGGCTGCGGGGAATAACCTTTTGAATTCTTTTAAAAAGTTAAGCAGGGTAGGTTTGATATCCTCCCTGTTAATCTTATCTGTAGTTCCAAATACGTTTCCTCCCATTTTTTTACTATTTATCTACCTAAAGATAGGCTCTTTATAAATAGCTTACAACTTTACCGATAAAGGATATGTCTGAAAGGATGGTTCGTCGGCAGGATGCTCTAAAAGGTAGAGTTTATAGATGAGCTGGAACAGTTCAAAGTTCTCATCGATGTTATCAACTACTTTAAGCTCCCATCCCTTACCCTGGAATGCTCCGTCCTTGTTAGAGGCAGTTCTCTTAGTTGATTTTAGCCAGATGATACCTGTCCGGTCGATCTTCTGCCCGTACATCTCCTCCCAGGCCTTGGCATAAGCCGATAGCTGTAGTTCGTGAGATTTATGTAGGGAGTTAGAAGTCTTGATATCCAGCAACCAAACCTCATCACCAATCTTGGCAATGATATCAGCAGTACCGGCGTACTTATGGACGTCTGAGAAGGTAAATTCTTCGGTAGCAATGACGTCAGGGGCCATAGCCTTCCAAGCTTCAACGAATTTATTGATCATCTGCCATACCAGCAGCGAGTACTTAGCCTTGCCGTAGTCATCCATCCACTGGACTTCCCCGCCTTTGATCAGCTCCTCGGCTGCATTGTGGACTGCCGTCCCTTCTTCACCTGCCCTTCTCATAATGAGATCGGCGTTATGACCTACGTCCTTGATCCACTGCTCAAAGAACTTATTTTTGGGCATGTACTGCAGGATCGTAGTAACGGAGGGATAATAAAGGCCTTCGCCTCTTCTGTAAACCCGGCGGTCCGGCAGAGTGATCTGCTTTAGCTCTCCGTCGAACTGAATGCGTTTTTGCTTATGCTCTAAAAGAAAATTGGAACCTGGATAAATCATACGAAAGCTAATTTGTGTCGGAGGAGGTCACTGAAAGTCAGCTCCTGGGACTGTTGAATATGGTGGGTGAAAGTAGTAAAACCCATCTGTGAAGGATCTTTATCGATCATGTCAACAAGGAACACTCGTTTACCCATAGCAAGGAATTGCTCAGAGTACCGTAGCGCACTTTTTAAAGCATCTTTATCCAATGCTATATAAATGTCTTGAACCTTGTTTGACACTAATTTTAACATTAAACTCTTAGATAAGGACTTACCTAAGATCGGGACAGCATTACGTTTAACAGCCATGGCATCGAAGACTCCTTCAACTAAGATGACGGGCTGGTCCCAGTTAATTAAATTCTCAAATCCTATCACATCCTTGGATGCGGGAGGATTCTTGTACTTAAAATAATTATTCTCAAAGGTCCTGCCAACAAAGAAGTTTAGCTGATTATTTTCATCGTATGAAGGTACGATGATCCTTCCAGCATAATCTCCGGTGGTGCAGTAGCCGATGTTATATTTTAAAAAGTCGTTCTCGGTAAGACCTCTTTTATAGAGGTAGTTCCTGATCTTGTTTGCAATAACGGAAGTCCGGGTGGCGGTAGAGAGGGGTTGAAACTCTTTAGGAAGCTCTACAAAGGTAACCTCGTAGTCAGCTGTCTCTCCTTTCCTAACAAGCTTTAAGACCTGGTTCGCTTCATCCTTACCTAGCTTCATCTGCCTTAGCAGAGACTTAACAGTCCTACCCCGGGCACTACAAACCCAGCACTCCCACGGATTCTCCCCCTTCTCGTTAGTACTCAGCTTGATCTCAAGCTTGGGTTTACGATGGTTGCAGAACGGACAACTAAATGCATAGTTATCCCGGGCCCTCTTATTAGATTTCCCCAGTACGTTCTCGATTGCGCTTAGCAGTATAGGATTCTCCATGCGGAGGCATTACATAGTTATAACCTTAATATAAGAACGAAACCGTTCCGAACCAACTTAATAGTCGATTAACTTTATTTGACCGTCGGCGGTTGCCATTACGTTGTTGTCATCTCCAAACATATCAACTTCTTCAGGATCAATGCCGGTTTGAACCAGCTCCTCCCTTGCACCGGTAAAGACCTTCTGCAGGTACGGGGATAGGTTTGAAAGTAGGCTCTTATCTCCTTCGCTAAAGAACTGATCTAATATACGAACGTTCTTTTTAATTTCCTGAGAGTATTCCTGAGAGACTGGCTGCAGGTTTTCGATTTGATACCACCCTCCTTTTTCCATCTTAACTGCCTTACCGATGTTTGCTAGGTATTTAAATTTTTTACCCTGGGCTTTTACCATAGCTTGCATTTCGATGTCATCCTGGGTGATTTTAACTAGATACCCTTCTTTAGGCTGGTAACCGAATTCCGGTACGGGATTGGGTGCATTATAAACAACTCCTTCAGATCCTGCTCCTACATAAGTAGCTCCAGCTGCTTTAAAAGCATCTTTGATCTTAGAGTAAGTGCTCTCAGTAAGAAGTGCTTGGATTAGTTTCATATAAAATCTTTCCTGTAGAATTTACCTAATATGTTATCGTTGTAGTATAACTGATTATTCTCAATGGCACCGTATTTAAATAAATATTTACACTCATAGTAAGTAAGCATCTTTTTACCGGTAGCAAGTTCTAAAATCTCTTTCTGGAATTCTTCTTTAGGGAAGGTTCTGGTTAAAGATAAGAACTCTTTGTTGGATCCGTAGTAACTAGCCCAGTCACTTTCTTTGGTGACTAACTTGGTGATAGGCTTGCGGCCAGGGCCAGTCTGTTCGGCGATCTCTTTTTTGGTGAGCTTAACCTTCCGGGTAAAGTACATGACTTTCTTGCCGATATATTTTTTGTTGGTAGGGGTGTGGGTGATCTGGTAGATAAATCCGTAAGTGCCTTCCGGCATATCGGAAATTTTAGTGATCATCCTACCCTTGTAAGTCCAGGTAGGTTCTGTCATGATATTAAATATCTAGTGCGATAACAAAAGTCATATCCGTGTACCTGGATTTAGGTATCGGTTGACCTAGCTTAGCTACTGCTATGAGTTCGTTTGAATCGTTGTAAAGTCCTACCGTTGTGATGTAGGGTTGGAAGTAGCTCCCGGTAGCAAAATTGTAAGTATCTCCGTTGCTGCCTGATTTGATAGAAGGGTTCTGGGAGTAATTAAGACTGCTTTCATTTACCCGACAGCGGTACTGATGCTGGAAGATGGTATGAGAGGTTTGCCAGTTTACATTAGTACCGTAGCCGACAGAGTCTTTTAACAAGGATACTAGTTGATCGGTTTTGCTGATAACGCATATCCCGTGCGGGTAGAAAATATTACCTACGTTAGTACGTCCCCCTATGCTATAATCTACATTAGAGCTTGAAACAAAAAGTATCTCTACGGGCCCAGCGTCGGGTGTTGGATCTGCGAACTGATAAACTGAGCTATCAGTTAGCATTACTCCTGCATTTTCATCATAGGTAATTCCACGATTACCTATTACCTGAACTTGAGTAGGACCTGCGTTATCATAGAATGGGCTTTTGTTAGGGGTCCCTTGCCACGACGCTGAAGCGAATGTATACCCTGCAGGTGGGGATACTGGATCTGTTGTGATTTGAGAGGAGTCATTAAAGCTTGAAAATGGTGCTGATTCAGAATAGAAGGTTAATACCTGTACTGTGATCGTGGTGTCGTCAGCGATTTGCAAATTCCCTTCTCCATCGTCAGCAATAGTTATTGAACCCGTTCTAAAGGTAAAGCTTGAAGGCTTGATTGCTTCCCCGAATCTATCCCTTCGAATATCTACTACAAAGATGTCTGTGTTATCGATAAGAGTCAGGCTACGGGAATAAAATAAAGTAGATTGGTTGTAATTTTCAAAACTGCCGCTTTCTACTGAAGAGCTGAAATTCGAATAGTATAAATGGTTTATAGAATCAAATACTAAGCTAGAGTATTGATTTTGTGTCTTTAAGGATGCCGAAGAGAAGAGGGATGCTCTATCCCTAGTTCCGATATAGAACTCTACACCTGCACTCCCGCTATCGCCGAAGAACGGTAAAGAAAATGATTTATGCGC